CTGCTCGCACTCTCGCCGATTGCGCTTGTCGCACACGGCCAGACAGCCAAGCCCCGGCCGCCTCAAGTGAGAACGGCTCTAGCCCCGCTTCCTTTGGCGACAGCGGGAACGGTTCACCAGAACACCCTCAACTGGAACGCGTCTCCAGATGCAGCGGCCTCTGACTCTGCGAATGTGTACGTGGTCTCTGGCGGGTGCCCGACGGTGCTGCTGACCTCGTCTTTCACGCTCCTCCGCGCCAGTGTGGCGCCGGCTGGGCCGTTCGTCGACACTGCCGTGTCGCCGGGAAAGACAAAAAGCTATGTGGTGACAAACGTGATTGGAGGCGTGGAAACGGGCGTATCGAATTGCGTCTCCGGTACCACGCCGACCTTTCAACCGCAAAACCTCACCATCGCCTCACAATAAGTCGCTCCCATACTGGCAGATCTTCTAGGACGTTGCAGCGGCTGAGGCCCTACTGGAGACCGGAGGCTCGTATCCTCCCACAGACCCAAGGTAAGCGGTGGCCGAGCCTGGTCCGGCGATGACACACCGCGCCGCTGCAGCAACATCAGCACCACCCAACCCCCGAGGGAACGCATGGCAGAGCAGACCATAACAGCGCCCGACAAGATGACGTTTCGCGAGCGCCTGAAGTCTACCTTCGCGGGCTGGTTCGCTCCCGGTGCGCCCATTCAGGCCACCGCGCCTCCAGGAACACAGGCGCGCCAGGTCGACTTCCCGCAGGCATACAACCTCAACTGGATGCCGCGGCCGTACGACCCGATCCCGTTCTCGCAGCTCCGTTTGTTTGCGGACAACTGCTACCTGATGCGGGTGATCATCGAGAAGATGAAGGACCGGATCTGCGCGAAGTCCTGGCATTTCCGCCTGAAGCCTCAGCCTGGCGAGTACGCATCGGCGACCAAAGAGCGCTCGAACAAAGACCCGCGCATCGCGAAGCTCACACAGTTCTACGCCTTCCCCGACTCGGTTCACTCGTGGAAGAAGTGGCTGCGCATGATCCTTGAGGACAGCCTGGTCATCGACGCGCCAGCGCTCGAGGTGCAACGCAACCGCGGCTCCCAGGTGATCAACCTGCTGCCGATCAACGGCGACACGATCAGCCTTACGGTCGACGAAACCGGCCGTACACCGATGCCACCGCTCACGGCCTATCGGCAAATCGTAAAAGGCCTGCCCGCCGTCGACTTCAGCTACGGGCTCCCGGTCGAGAACCAGGGCCAGCTGATTTACATGATGCGGAACCCTCGCCCGCACAAGATCTACGGTTTCTCGCCGGTCGAGCAGACCGTGCAGCTGATGCTGCTGTTCATCTACAAAACAGTTTTTGACCTCGACTTCTGGAATGAGAGCGATCTTCCGCTCGCGCAGCTTCCGGTACCGGACACGATGTCGGTGACCGACGCGATGCGGCTGATGCGTGAAATTCAGTCGCGCCTCACCGGCAATCTGGGCGAGCGTTCGAAGATCCTGCCCACGTTCGGCAGCGGCAAAATCGAGGTCATCAAGCGCGAACCCTTTGACGTGAAGTTCGAAGAGTGGGCCGCCCGCGTCTTCTGCTACATCATCGGCGAGCCGGCCACTGGCTTCGTTCAGCAAAACAACCGCGCCACCGCGAAGCAGGCCGACGACACGCGCGAGGAGTCCGGCGAACAGCCTCTGATGGGCTGGGTGAAGGACGAGATCGACTCCATGGTGCAGCGGCCGGACGTGATGGGCGCCGCGGACATCGAGTTCGTCTGGGACGAGGAAGCTGAAACCGACTCACTCAAGCAGGCCCAGGTCGATCAGATCAACGTGCAGATCGGCCAGCGCACCGCAGACGAGAACCGCATGCGTGACGGCCTCTCGCCCATCTGGGAGGACAGCGACGGTAACCCACCGTGGGTCGGCCAGATCGCGGTGGATCCACACGCAGCCGAGGACGACGGCGAGCAGGACGATGACCAGGATCCCACTCCACCCAAGGGCAGGCAGCCGAAGAAGAAGCCCGCCGGTAAGAAGACGGCGATGAAGGCGGCTCAAAAAAAAACTCTAAAAATCGACCCGGGCGCGTTCACGGAGGTTCGCCGGTCCGCTACTGATGTCATCGACGCCACGCTGAAGGCGTTCTTCTTCACGCAGCGCCACGATGTTTCAAAGGTCATCGCTCCTTACCTCGAAGCGAAGAAGGCCGCGGGAGACCGGCCGGATCCGGAAGACGTACTGAACCAGGTCGACTGGTCAGCGTGGGATCAGCTGCAGCCAAAGGTGCAGGATCAGCTCCTCGTAGTTGCGCGCGATGCGGTGGCGTCGGTGTTTGCGACTCTTGGTCTCGAGCCGTCGGGCGGATTCTTTGACCTGGCTGACAAGTTTGCCCTCGAGTATGCGCTGACCAGGTCGGCCGAGCTCGTCGGCAAGAAGTGGGTAAACGGAGTACTCGTCGACAATCCGGATGCGAAGTGGGCCATCACCGAGACGACGCGCGAAGAACTACGCGACCTGATCGGTAAGGCTTTCGCGGAAACCTGGTCGCCGGCGGAGCTCGCAAAGCAGATCGACGCATCCTGGATGTTCTCGCCGGGGCGCGCCGAGATGATCGCCGAAACAGAAACTGCGATGGCGCTCACCGCGGCCACAGTACACACCGGCACAGAGGCAGGCGCGACAACCAAGTCGGTGCAAATGTCGAACCTCCACGACGTCGACGACGAATGCGACGCGGCGGAGCAGGCTGGCGAGGTTCCAGTCGAATCGCCTTATCCCGATGGCTCGATACATGTTCCGCTGCACCCGCGCTGCAGATGCGTGGAGTTGCTGCACATTCCGACGGCGCCCGAGGAGAAGTAGATGACCGAGCAAGCGATGAAGCAGCTGTTCTGCCAGATCTCCAAAGTCGACGAGGAAAAGCGCACCGTCACCGGCATCGGTACCTCTGAAGCCGTCGACGCCGAGGGCGAGATCGTCGACTACGAGTCGTCGAAGCCGTTCATCGAGGCCTGGTCGGGCGCGGCGCTCGCGCGCTCTGGCGGCAAGAGCTACGGCAACGTCCGCGAGATGCACCAGTCGTGGGCCGCCGGCAAGCTATGCGAGCCCGTGGTGTTCGATGACACGAACAAAGCCGTGATCATCACCTCGTACGTTTCGGACGATGACGCCTGGAAGAAGTGCCTCGACGGCACCTACACCGGGTTCTCGATCTGCGGGCCCATCGTCGGCGAGAAGTGGGCCGATCCGAACAACCTCGGCGTGAAGCGCTTCACCTGCGCGCCGATCGAATTCTCGCTCTGCGATCTTCCGTGTAATCCCGAAGCGGTGTTCACTGCGGTGAAAACCGGCGGAGTCAGCGAACAACGCAAGTTCAAACGCCCGGGAGCGGGCGAGAAGGAGCCCACCGTGGCAGACAAAACCGTTATCGCCCAGAAGTCGATGTACAACATCTCCGACCTCTCGAGCCTCATTAGCTCGCTGCGCTGGACGCAGGAGGACCTGGTCTACGAGCGCGACATCGAGGGCGATGCGTCGCCCGTTCCCGACAAGCTGAAGGCAGCCATCGTTGCCCTGTGCGACGTGCTGGTCGACCTCGCGCGGGAAGAGAGTTCCGAGCTCATCAATGCCATGAAGGCGAGCGGAGCAAAGAAGCTGATGGCGAAGAAAACCGCCGAGCCCGCTCCTGCAGCCGAGGCCGTTGTTGAGCCGCCAGCGCCGGCCGCTGGCACACCAAGTTCCGAGGCGAATGCCTCAGGAAAGGCGGCGGGCGCGCCGCAATCTCAGGGCGCGAGCCCGGAAACCGGAGAAGACACACCTATGGACGAAGCCCAGAAGGCACAGCTCGCGGCCGCCGAGAAGAACGCGGCAGAGAGTCTGGAAATTGCAAAGAAGAACGAGGAGGCCATCAAGGCTCTCGGCGAATCGATGACCGCGGGGTTTGAGTTGATCGCGAAGGCGATGACCGGCCAGCCAGTGGCAGCGAAGAGCGCTGGCGCAGGTGCACCTGTCGCCGTGGTCGACAAGAGCAAGGACAACGGCGGCCAGGCTAGTGCAGCTGCAGCGGTCGTCGACTCGAAGGACCCGCTGGTGATCGCGAAGAGCATCCTCGCGAACGGTCGGCCCGTCGAGCGCCAGGAAGCCCTCAACATCGGCCGATAGGCCGACACACCCCCCAACAAGAGCAGCGGGCGCCCCGGCGCCCGTTTGCTTTTGTGATCTAGGCGCGCGACCCCAACCGCAGCACTAGCTCGCCAGGCCCCCGCGGCCGTTGGCGGAGGACAAACTCTCATGGACTTCAGACAGCACATCGAGGAAATCATCGCGAAGGCCAGCGGCTTCGCGTCGAAGGCCTCCATCTCCACGTCGACCGGGATCGTCGCATACGACCTCGAGCCGCTGCTCAAGCAGGTCTACCCTGTCCTGAGCCCGTTCCGCAACAAGTACCTGCCCCGTCGCAATTCGATGAAGGGCGGCACCAGCTTCAATGCGAAGCTCCTCACCTCAGTCAGCGCAGTGTCCGGTGGTATCGGCGTCGTCGAGGGCAAGCGCGGGCGCGACATCGGCGTCACCGAAGTGGACGTCAATGTGTCCTATCGCACGGTCGGCCAGGACGTATCGACCACGTTTGAAGGCGAGGACGCTGCAGAGAGCTTCGACGACGCGCGCGCAGTAGCCCAGGTCTCGATGCTGAACTCGAACCTGATCGAGGAGGAGATTCTGGTCCTCTTCGGCAACGGCGGAAACATCATGCGCGCCGGATCCTCGGCCCAGACCGCGCTCGGCACCACGCCCACGCCCGTTCTCACGAACAACGGCGGCGGAGCGGGAACCGTGCCGGCCGCGACCTACCTCTGCTTCTGCGTGGCCCTCACCTATCAGGGCAACCGGAACTCGAGCGTGGCAGCCGGTCTCCCCGGGCAGCTGACGGTCACCACGAACGACGGCTACTCGCAGGTCATCAACGGCGGCAACGCTGCGGTCTCCGCGCAGTCGAACGCCATCACCCTGGCCGCACCCGGAAGCCTCGCGGCGACGGTCGCCGCAGTGCGTGGTGCTTTCGCGTATGCCTGGTACGTCGGCACCTCGAAGGCCGCGGCAACGCTGGCAGCCATCACGCCGGTCAACAAGGTCGTGATCACCGCAGCCCCGGCCGGAACGCAGACCGCGAACGACACCAAGGTCGCGACCGATTACTCGCTTGACGGCTACGTCTATGACGGGCTGATCACGCAGTGCGCTCAGTCGAGTTCCACCGCCTATTGCGTGTCACTCGACGGCGCGAACCTCACCTCCAACGGTGCGGCCGGCGTCAACGAGCTCGATGCAGCTCTCGAGGACATGTACGCGCGGTACAAGCTGGATCCGGATGTTGTACTGATCGATGCGGGCACAGCAGTATCGATCAACAAGAAGGTGATCGCCGGCGGCGGCGCCCCGCTCTTCCGTTTCAACATGGACGCGAAGAGCTCGGCCGTCGACATCGTCGGAAACGCCACGGTGGGGAGCTACATCAACCCCGTCACGAAGAAGCTGATCAAGCTCGAGGTGCACCCCTGGTTCCCGCAGGGCACCATCTTCGGCTTCTCCACAAGCCTGCCCTACACCACGCCGAACGTGCCAGTGCCGTTCCGCCTCCAGACCCGCTCGCGGGATTGGACGGAGTACGACTGGCCGGTCACGACCCGCACCCGGGGCCGTGGTCAGTATGTCTCGGCCGCGGTGATGAACTACGTGCCGTGGTCGCAGTTCCTGATCACGAACGTGGGCCAGGGCTAACAAGGTCAGGGGCGAAGCCAAGCGCCGGGCGGCGCCCCAGACAAGCCTGCGGGCCTGGTACCGACCTCCACCAGGCCCGACGGTGATCACTCTTTCCATAATTAGCGGCTATTTATAGACGCCCCTCCGAGGAGGCGCAGATGTCCGATCTCGCAACACTCGATCAGCTGAAGCAGGACCTCGTCATCAGCGACACCAAGAGCGACGAGCAGCTGCAGCGGTTCCTCGATGAGATTTCCGCATGGTTCCTGAACCAGATCAATCGCGGTTCGCTGCTCAGCGCGACTTATAACGAGCGGCGCAACGGGAGCGGCGGCGATTCGATCGTGCCCAGGTACTACCCGGTCAGCGCGGTGGCTTCGGTCACCGTCAACGGCCTCAACATCTCGGCCTCTCCCGACGGGGTGCAGAGCGGATTCATCAACGACGAGTGGACGATCTACATGGTCGGCTGCTATCGCTTCATTCGCGGCAAGCAGAACGTCGTGCTGAACTACACCGCCGGATACGCAGTTGTGCCACCCGACGTCGAGCGCGCTGTCCTCGATCAGTGCATCTTCACTTTCCGGCGGCTGCCGAAGCTCGGCACCATCACCCAGCAGCTGCAGGGAGTAACGACGGCGACCTTCTCGCAGAAGGATATGGCGCCAGGCGTTCAGGCGGTCATCGATTCGTACAAGGACCGCGCGCTGGTGGGACTGTAGGGAGGCCGGCCTGTGATTGTCGACTTCTCGATCATCGGCGTCAACGAG